CAGCAGCCACTTCAACAATTTCTTCGGTAATTTCTTGGCGTTCGTCCATATCAGCCCTTTCGGTCGCTGGTTCAAATTCAAGTGCTTCGTAATCGTTGTCAGCCAACCAAGCCCTAGCCTCGTCAACTGTAAACAAATCCTTATCAAATCTTATGGCTTGTAATTCGGATGTATTGTCAATGATACCAAAGATAGCGTCAATCCCACGACCAAAGGCATCATTCTCACGTGCAAAGCGTTCGTACTTGCCGGGGTCGCGTAGGCGTGCAGCGTGTTCGTTGGGGTATGGTCTTAAGTCCATATTCCGTTCCATCTTTGCAGCCTCTTTGTTTGCCCAAGACTGACCAGCATCGCCGCCCCATAGTGCCCACGCGATACGTCCATTGCTGGGGTATCCATCCTCGCCGGGACGAAAGCCCTCGGCTTCTTTGTCTACCTCATGGCGTGCAAAGTAACTCACCATGCGCTTGATAGTGTCGTCAGACAAATTAGCGCCACGGGCAATATCACGCGCCCTTGCGATACCGACCTCAGTACCGCCACGCCCGTACTCACGCCGCCAATCTAAGCCGCGCTGGGCTTCCTCGCGCATTGCTTCAGTCGGTGTTGGCATCTGTTTTTTCCACAACTGGTAAACCTGTCTCGGCATCAATCTTAGGTGCGCCGAACGAACTCAAACCACCGCCAAACGGTTGGAACGCCAACTTAATACCGTACTGGTCTGCCATCTGCTTCTCGGCTTCGATTTGGTCGAATGTCTCTTCGACATCGCGCCCATATTGATTAGCAACGTCTTGCAGACTGAGAATACCGTTTTGCAGACCAACCACGGCAGCGTTCATCTCGCGCTGCGGGTCAACCCATTGGAATCCACGCGCCCGGAAAACGGTAGCCTCGGCAAACTTATCAAAGCGCGTAGCCGGGATGTTGATAACGCCGTCTTCCATAATCTTCATCAGGAAGCGTTCAAATATCGGCTGCACAAAATGTTGCACTAGAAAGTCTTGCACAACTTTCCATTGGTCGCGGTCTTCTAGCGCACCTTGGCGAATCGACGAATAACTTACGCCCTCAAGGTCGCTTGCAAGGCTGGTGTAACTCACCCCCAAGCCTGACGCAATGCCGCGCAGCACGGCTTTCTCAAAGTCGGCAAACGCACTTGTTGGATGCGTTGGGTCGAACATCTTGAAGTCGTAGCCCGCGGGCAATTGATGGAACGTACCGGGTTCGGCGTCCATGATTGGCGTGTATGAGTTCTCAGTATCGTCGCTTGGGAACCCATCGCCATTGGGTGACGTAATCACACCCATCTTGGATGCGCCTACACGGGCTGCAACCAACTCGGCTTCGCGGTAGCCGTGCAGCATCTTCAAACTAGAGATTGCTACCGACATCATCGGTACGCCACGGGTCTGCTGGGCACGTTCGGGCAGATACAAATGTAGCAAATTGTCAGCAGGGATACGCACCCACTTTGATTTGCCAATCATGCCGCCTTGGAAATCGCCGGGGTGACGGGTCAGCAGGTGATACGCCACCGGGCGATTGAACTTGTCTAGTTCCACGCCCATGCGAATCTTGTTGCCGTTCGGCAGGTCGTGGTTGTACTGTTCGTCAAGCAGGTCGGGTTCGATGAACTCCAGCGCCATCCCAAAGCGGTTGGGATAGTTAACCAAGCGCACCAACACCTCGCCGTCGCGCACTAGGTTTTCAATGAATAGCCGTTGGGCATCTACCCAAGATAAACGACCGTCAACGGTACAAGTTCCCTTACGACCCCATTGCTTCCAAGCGCGTTCAATGACGTCGTTGCCGAATACGTCCATTGTGCCGTTATCGTTTCGCGCCTTGACCTGAATAGAGACGCCACGTTCACCAACCACGTTGGCTTTAGCAAGTTGTATGTAGCGTTTGGCATATTCGTTGTTCCTTGCAAGGTCACGGCATCGGTTACGCAATACCGCCAGCGCCGCCTTGATTTCCTCGTCAGGGCTACGGCTGGATGCTACGAAATCATTGAATAACCGACCAATCTGTGCGCCAGCATATTGGCGTTTGGCTGACGGCTTTTGCTTGCGCTTGAATAAGTCGATGAGTGCCATTAGAACCTTACCTTTACGGTAGCGCCAGTAGATTTCCCTCGGCGTATGCGTTCAGCGATTACCTCTTTCTGATACTCACGCTTGTAGTAGTCCCGCGCTTCTACCAATTCCGAGAATGACAATTTGGTCAGGCTACGACCAGCGATGCTATACGATGAAACATCGGCATCGGCTTTGCCACTCAGCAAAGACTCGATTTTGCTAACCATAATCTCCGCGTGCGTGCGCGGGTCTGATTGGTTTACATCGAGGTCAACGATTGCCGTGAACACGCCACGGTCAACAACAATACGGTTGGAATCACTATCCCGAACAATCTCTAACTGCCAATGATAGTAACCCGGGGCGAAATCTGCCGAGGTCGCACTATCAACAGTAAACAAGTAATCATCGCCGCTTGCCGTGCCAGTTAAGACAATCTCGTTAGCACCGCCGCCAGTTATCCGCGCCACATACGTCGCGGTGAACAGATTGTTTGGGTAGTCCGAACCAAGGTCGGTGCGCTTCCATTGGATAAAGTCGCCGACTACAACTGTCTCAGGTTCGGTTGTCGGCGCGTTCGCCGCATCGAATAGGTTAGCCATGTACCGCCCTCATTAGATGGCTTGCATTGTAATTCTAACGCCATCGGTTTACAAATGCACCACCCCTTTGTGTTTTTTTCATTTGAGGCGCAACCTTTTTCACTTGTTCCGACTTGTCAAGGTTTGCCATCATTCGGTTATGCAAAGCCTTGAGGTTGGCGTTCAGCAAGGTCAGCGCAGCCATTGCGTACACACGAACGTCAAGCGCCTCGTTGCGTGGGCGTACCTTGACGAACTCACGCCGCGCAAACCCTTTGTGATAGCGTGTGGCGATTTTCTCGGCGGTTAACTGCTTGAAGTATTCGTCATCTCGGTCAGCAGGGAAGTGGCAATAGCCAGCACCGGGTTCGGTAATACGAAATCGGCTAAACAACAAGTGCTTGGCAGTATCAACGCCAATCGGAAACAAATTCACCTTGCCGATGTTGTTCTTGCTGGGTCTGCCTACCAGCGGTCTACCGTCGCCGCCAACACCCTTGATGGCAAACACGCGCCTGCCCTCACGGGCTTTGCAATACTTGTAAACACTTTGAGTATGGTGACCGCCCGAGTCCACACAGGTCGCCGTAGCAATCATCTCCGACCCAGATTCGTGTTCCCACTTGCGTGCCAAGACTACATCTAAATCTTCCCACACCTTGGGGCTTGATGGGTCGCCGTAAATGGTCTGATAATGTATAGACCATGATTCCTCGTCAAGTCCCCAACCCACCACCTCCACCTCAAGGCGGTCATCCTGAACGTCCACCCCAGCCGTCAGAAGCAGCACTTCTCGCGGTAGTGCATCCCAATCCTCGCGGCGTTCGGACAGTTCGTAATCGTCAACTGCCTCGCCTTCTTGCCAAGACTCACCAAGATAAGTGTTGACCCATACCCGCAGGGTGGCGGGTTGTTTCTTTGCCTCTAAGAAGTCGCGCACGCCATCGGCAAGACTCGCCCACGGTGAGTAAAGCGTGGATAAGGTAAAGCCAGCAACTCCAGTAAATTCGTCGTGCGCTTTCCAATGACCCTGACGAATGGCACGCATCCTGTCTGCCTCATCCCACTCGACACCACAGTCATCGCAGATATATCGCGCAGTCTCGGGCTTATCTTCGTCCCATTTGACGTTCGACCACTTCATGGTTTGCTTGGCATCGCAATGTGGGCAATTGACGTAGAAATGCCGCTGGTCTGATGCCTCAAATGCCGCCTCAATCCGACTCGCCCCTTTGTTGGTTGGGGTGCTAACCAAAACGACTTTACGATTCCAAAAGGTTGTAGCGCGTTTCTTAGCCAGTAGTACCGGGTCGCCCTCACTCCCAGCCGACACAGGGTAGCGGTCTACCTCATCCATCAGCACCACTCGGATAGGACGCGAGGCAAGGCTGCTGGGGGAGTTAGCGCCGCAACTCGTAATATGCCCACCGGGAAACACTTTGTGTAGCGTGGTGTTGCCTGAGTCGCGTGCGCGTGGGTCTTTCACCAACCCTTGCAAGGCAGGGGTATCCCGCAGCATAGGCGCGAGTCGGTCTTTACTCCACGTTTGCGCCATATCCAATGTAGGCTGCACAACCAAGATAGGCGACGGGTCTTGGTTGATGTGATAGCCAACAATGTTGTTAAGTAATTCGGTTTTGCCAATCTGCGCCGAGGTCATAACCACCACCTCCCGCACAGTCGGGTCGTTGATGGCATCCATAATCCCGCGCTGATACTCGGCACGGGCGGTATCCCACACTCCAGCCTCGGCAGAGGATTCAGCCGACAAACGTCTATATCTATCTGCCCATTCGCTAATCGTCAGTTTCGGCGGCGGCTTCAGCGACTTCGCCATTGTCTGAAGTATCGCTTTCCTCAATAACCTCATCTGCCGATTCTGCACTTGTGGCGCTAATTTCATCGAGTGCCTCGTTAATACTGTCTTGCAATATGTTTCTAATTTCGTCTTTTGACTTAGCCGCAAATATGTCACTAACTACCTTGGTTGGCAAGGCAAGCATCTTTGCCCGGAAGTTGGCTAATTCGTCATACAGGCTTTGAGACACCTTTTCAATCTCGACCACCAAACCCTGTTCGCGCATCAGTTCCAGTTCGACCAGCGCCGCCTCTGCCGCTACCTTGCGCCGCTTGGATTCATCG